GCCCTTCAATATCAATAATCAATCCGTCAGGCTTAGCCTTCGCAATAGCTTGTTGAATCTTCAGGTGGGTGAGTTGCAGCATGTCTGCAAACCCAGTGCAGCTATCAACCATTGACTTCGGGATCATGTCCTGAATGTTGGTTGATGTTACCGAATAAGACAACCTGGCTCTAGTCAGGTCATGCATATTCTTTGGAATGTTCTTTTTCTTTCCGTATCCAAACAGATAGGGGCACTCAAGAACATAGCTGCCTTCATAGACAACCTCAATATCCATGCACGTAGACTCCCTTTTGAAAACGCTGCCTTTGGGCTTCCTGTAGTTAAAGCCCTTGTAGAAGAAGTTAGAGCCGCCGTAGCGATTCTCTTTTTCTTCAAAGTGCATTGTCTCTACAGTCAAAAACTCAAAGTCAAGAATAGACACAGTGTACTCGTCATATCCGTAGTACATAGAGTTTGTGTCTGTGTCATAGTGCTTCTTATTGTACTTTGAGTGATTGTTTCCATCTCTACCCTTGACCTTGTCGGCGATCTTTTGAAGATCACTTTCGTCAAGCTCATCACCAGCCAAACGTCTGAGTTCGGCAATGGTAATTTTTTTGATGTGACCTGCGTATGTCAAGTCGTTGAAGCCAGGGTCCTCTGTGTAGTTGTGAATAAACATTACGGGGTCAACGTACTCCGTCGTAATCCCATAGTTTGGATCGTTGGTTCTTTTGACAACGCTCATTCCAAGACCTACCAAATCGCTTACACAGCGTCTAAATATCTTCTCAGAAAAATCATTCCAAGTAAGGGTCAGCTGAGTTGCCATTTGTGCAGAAATCTCTGCACCAGTCTTGACGTTGTCACCAAACAGAATATCAACTTCTTCTTGACTGTCTGGAAGTGTATTAGGGTCCTGTCCAAAGTCCAGTCCAGTTCGCTGCTTGAAATCAACAAGCAAGTCTTTGTTCTTGACTTGGGCCTGTACAAACTTCTTCTGTCTGTTCTTCTCGGAAGAAGACAGTGGGTCAACAGCCTCAAGGTTTGGGTACAGGTTGGTCCCAAGAATTTTGTTTACTACGACACGAACAAACTTAGGCAGAACAGGAACTGGGGTGTAATCAATGTTCATCAAGCTGCCGTCCCCATTGTTAGGGTCAAGGCTGCTTAGAAGTTGTTTGTAGATATTTGTATCTTGCGTTCCAGTGGCATACCTTCGGCTCCTTTCAAAAAGTCTATTTCGTTTGCCGAGAAGAGAGCCCGTATCCGTCATTCTCCCCCACTGAGAATCAATAGCTTTGGCATACTGGATGCCATACTTTTTGCTTGACTTCTCTTCTGGCGAAGCAAGCGGATCTGGAAACCCCTTAATTGTTCCTTGGTTGTCTTGCATTTCGCAGAAATTACTCGCGTATACTATTGCAAATATAGGGAATCAACCGATTACCTTATATCGCCTGAAAAACTTGGTCTCTGCGAAGTCTTTCTTTGGCTTTTGTTTTTGTTTTTGCGCAGCAAGAAGGCATAACCCAGAACTAATCGTAAGGTCAAACTTGGTTCTGTTGTCAATCCTAAATCCAATCCAGTCCTCTAGTGTTCTGTTGAAATACATAGCGCCAAACTCACCTGTGTCTGCGTTGAAACCAACATGTTCGTGAATAAAAGCCTCAATGGCTTGAGCATGAGCCTGAATAACGTCTTGTGAATTAGACGGTATACCCTTTGTTTTCACCTTAGAGACGCCTGCTGAAGATTTCAAGTGCGACGGCCTACCCAGCAGGTAGCCATCGTAGCCCCTTTGTTCAAAATATCTGGCTATCCCATATTTGTTGTTCTCAATTAGCAGGGGATATCCGTAAAACACGGCAGCCATCAAGCAGTCTTCGTAAAAAATGCTGGCAAGAGGTGGACGAGAAGCATATTCAACAACAAACATGTTGCAGGGATGGTGCATGTTGAACTTGTTGTACAGGTGCATAGCACCCTTAGAACCCCTCCCATCAACTGTAGCATCAAGATCATAGGAGTCAATACCTCCGACGCCTAACCATGGATGCGGTGGGACCCTCTTTCCCCGCTCCAACTTCTCTTTGCTTCTTAATTCATCTGGCGGCATCCAAGCAACCCTAAATCTACCGTTAGGGTCAGGCTTAAATACGACCTTAGTGTCTTTCTGTCCGTTTTGCCATACAAAGTTTCCTACAACAACTGGGTTTGGGTACAGCTCATCGTTGCTTTGGATCTGCTCATAGATCTTTGCGATGTTAAAGGTGCTGCCCTGAACACTGTCTCTAAACGCTTCATCTTCTGTGAACGGGAACTGTCGGATAACCTCATTTAATTCAGTAGCGTTGTCCGTCAGGGCTTGGCGCTCATTCTTGAGATACGTCCTAGCCCCCATGTATATGTCTTCGCCATCAAGACCCTCTACAGTTTTGATTGGATCATTTACGATGGGGTTGCCGTGCCTATCAAAAAATCCTTCGAGAGACTCAAATGCAGGAATAAACAGTCTATACAGACCCGTCTTTGTTCTTCCATTCGCGTTCCTTTCTGTAGGGCTTGAATCTCTCCACAGTTCTTTGTACTCTTTTCCGCCCTTGTCCATTGGATTCACCGTGCTTCCTACCAGGGCCTTTCCGATTACTTTTCGCCCGACGATCAAACACGTCCGCTGAATCCTCCAGGCATCCCTTATGTCCGTAGGTCTTTCCCATTTTCCAGCCTCATCAAGGTACAAGATGTGGAGCTTCTCTCCATCATAGGCGTTGTTTGTGGTATTCTTCCAGTTGACTATCGTATTAAGAGCTTCGCCCGTCTGCGCAGTCTTATTCTTCTTCGTGATTCTCTTACTCGGCTCGCGAAAAGCCAACTCCATGCGTGGGTTAGTGGTACCATCTTGAATGGGTTTGAAGAAGAAGGGGTAGTGGCGGAACATGTACACCACCTTCTTCATGAATATATTCTCTTGTGCGTCCTTACCAGTCTTTGACTGGATGCCTAGGAGCTTGTCTTTGACCTGCGTAGCCTCATCGAGAAGCACAGCGGAGCAGATATTGGTGTACCCACTCCGCCTACACTTGGTGTACAGCTGTCCAATACAGCGTGGGTCCGCCTCACACGCAGCTAAATGTAAGAAAATATCTCTTTGGAAACTCAAGAAGTTCGGATAACCTATGTCCATCCGAGTCCACTGAAGCATCATGTAGTGCCTGCCCGTAATATATGTAGGCTTACCGTCATTGTAAAACCAAAAGCCGTTACGCCTACGGCGAAATTCCTCTTCGATATACGGAGAAAACTTTTGTCTGAACTCTCTCGGCGTTTCAGACCACTCATCCATAGTCTTAACCCTAGACAGCTCCTCTGGCATAGAAACCCTCTGCCACAGCTGCATGTCGTTTGGACGTCCATATCCTTCAATCTCCTCTTCGGGAGGCTGAGCGGGAAGTGCAATGAGTATATCACCGACCGAAATAATGTCTCCCGTTGTACCCTCGGGGCAAATTGAGATAACAGCCTCATCGTATTTTTCTATGTTTAAGAGTCCAGCCATGAATTAAATTGTACGCCTGCAGGGACTCGAACCCCGAACCTGCGCATTAGAAGTGCGCTGCTCTATCCTGTTGAGCTACAGGCGCGTATTAAAAACAAAGATAATAAAGTCCGCGAGGCGGGGCTTGAACCCGCGTGTAACCAACTACCCTTTCTACAAGGTATAAGCTTGAGGGGATACTCGCGGTTATGACTTACGACGTTGGTAAGTTTTTTTTCTGTGACAGTTGGCGCAACGCACTTGACACTTTCGAATCTCGTTTTTTATCGTCTCTATGCTATAAGACTGGTTCACCATGTCTGCAATGTTGTGAATCTTTTCACCGCATACATGATCAAACTCCAAAACAATTGGATCTGATTCTCCGCAATCGACACAAGAGAGTTTGCTTTTGATTCTTTGGATAAACTCTCGGGCCCACTTTCTTTGATTCCTGTTTCTTCTTTTGGCCTTAAGCTTGTACTGCTCTTTATGTTTTTTGTAATGAGCAGCAGAAGCCTTTAACTGATCTTCGCGGTTCTTGTAGGGCATTACTTCGAGAATCTTTCGGCGAACCCGCCTGAATAGTCTTTGGCTTCTTCTAACTCCCCGTTGCTCTTTAGGTCATTG